AATGCTAGGCTCTGGTAGATTGGCAGTGCATAGAGCAAGGAAGCCATCGGGTGGTGTGTAGGTGAAACCTGATTGGCCGAAGTCCCATACTATTACATTAGCAGAGTGGTATTGCACTGATCCAAATGAAAATGGCCCGTCTGTTAGGCCAGTGAAGAAATAACCTGTGCCATTCACAGGATTACCGCTATTTAACCATGTACCATTCTTAGCTATGTATATCTTCCCTGAATCTGCATCGAAAGCAAGCGCACCTATATCACCAGTAGCAAACCCACTAAATGCTGGGCCAGCTGTTCCTCTATTATTACAATAACCCCCTTGAAGATCAAACCACGTTTCAGGGTGCATACCTGTTTGGGCACTAGGTACATTAGCCCGATTTACACCAACTCTAGGCCAATTACCTCCAATTATTGTTGGTGCAAACTCAACATAATATTTGCCACTAGCTACAGCTATAGTGCTTCTTGCGCCTACTGTACCATTCACTGTGTTTGTTAGTTTTAGATTACCATCACTCAACACTGCAGCGGGATCTTTTTCTAAAGGATTAAAAGTAGCATAGTTATTCGTTGGGCTATCAAACACTGTGTCCTGATAGTTCAAGTTAGTTGGTTGCCAATCATTGCCATTGCCCGATTGATCCCGCCAGAAGGCTAGGTCACGGGTGTCAGCAAAGGCCATGTAGATGTAGGTTCCGCCAGAGGCGTTTGTTAGATTGGCGCTATATTGAATTTCAAAACCAGTATCAGTGAACGTGATGTATTCGTTACCATCAAATTCTGCGTCTGACGAATCAGCAAGCACTCTTAAATCTTTTGGATTAGTTGTCTGCCTTGTGCTGTCATACATTACCCAAGAGTTGGCAACATCAGTCCGCTTAATCATAACAAAGGCTGGCTTAAACCCAAGCGTAACCGTTGGCCCTGATGCAGAACCATTGCCAGTGTATGAACCAAACTTAGAGTAGCCAGCTACTGAGTGGAAGCAGTAAAATACATAGTTAGCACCATTATCGCTTGTATATCCTGATGGCGCATACGTTAATTCAAATGTAGATGCTGTGGGGGCTGCCATTAAAGTTGCGCCATAATCATAATAAGCACCATTGGCGTTTAATTTCAAATATTTTTGAGTAGTTGGTCTGGAATTTTCAAACACAACCCAATCGTTGCCGCCACTTCTCTGCTTAATAATTACCCATTCAGGAGCAGAAGAAAGACCGTGACCAATAGTTTGTCCCGCTGAACCGTTATGTGTATATGTTCCTATACTAAACCCATAGGCAGGGTTAGCCCTTACACTAGATGTGATTGAGCCATCGGTATTGCTTACTGTGCTGTCGCCAGCATCCCAGCACCAAGCGGCGTAGGTTTGACCATTTGCATTGTTATAAGCCCCAGCGCCAACAGAAAACCCGTCAGAAGAAAAATCAGTAAGGGTTGCTGCGTTATCTGACTCTGCGGCTGTTGAGTTACTTGAAATATATTTATTAACCCCACGAACAGTATCAAACAACTCATGCTCATATGCAGAAGACCTACCTTTTATCCACACAAAATCAGGTGAAAAGCCAATACCACTAATAGCTTGCGTTGAGCCATTACCATTCCAAGTAACAGTGTTAAACCCTTCAGACACGGTGTCGTCTTGGTAGGTCAGGTGAAAGCCATTGGTTCCATAGCTGCCAGTGTAGGCTTTGGGTATCCATACCCCACTCTTAAACTCACCAAAGCTGGTGGGGTCTAGGGCTGTGCCATCGATGAGGTAGGTGTCGGCTAGGTAGCCGTTGAAGTATCTAGTTTGCCCAGGCTGGTTCCCTAAGATGTTAGGAATTGTCGCAGCGTTTACGTCTGTATCCGAATTTTGTGTTGGGTAGCTTGCAGTAGAAAGCGAAGTTACTTGCACCCCATTTACATAAAGTTTTGTTCGGTTTGCTGCCGTTGCCTGAGTTGTATCAATAACAGCAACAATATGATACCAAGCAGAAGGGTCACGAAATACTTGCGTTGTAGTAATTTGAGAACCGCAGTTATAAACCAACATTTGATAGGGTGTATTTGGGCTTTGAGCAATCAAAACACCTGAAAGTCCACTGCTACTAGCACCAAAAATACCTTGGGCATAATCTCCGTTGTCATTTGCAGACCATTTAAACCAAGTACTAAACGTCCAAGTCTTGCGATTACCAGCAACACTAGGTGTTCGGCTTAGATAAGCCGTGCCATCAAACCTTAACGACTGGTCAATTTCGGTCGGATAAAATCCACCGCTGCTGTACATCCACTGTGAAGAACCTAGTGGTCCACTCATGTTATTTCCTCCTACGCAAATGCTAGTTGAGGACTACCCAACAGAATGGAACCACCAGCAGAAACAATGTACGGTACAACGTCAATTGCAGCAGCTACGGCTGAGAGGGTTACTCCTACAGCACCAGCGGTTTTGTATTCAGTGCCTAGAGAGACTGTACGTCCACCTGTAGCGTCCTGAATAAATACGATAAAGCCCGACTGACCGATAGCTTCGGTTGTTGGGTTAGCTAAGGTTACATTGCCAGTTAAGGTCAGCACAAAGTTTTGATTTGTGGTGAAGTCTAAGGTAACACTACCAGTATTGGTTGCATCTGTACTGGTAGTACCAGCTACAGCTTTACTCACTGAGATACCGTTAGGGAAACTGGGTGAACCAGTTCCTGCGGCATTTGTTAGTACGTCTGCCCTTACCCCGTTAGGGAAACTAGGTGCGCCTGTACCAGCTGAGTTTATTATTGAGTCTACTTCTAGGGTACTCATGGCTTAGGGTTCTCCTGTTTAACTGCAAGATTAAGTTTAGACATTGGCTAACTCCTCATCAGTAGGTCTGGCTAATGTCGGGTGGTTCCATGCTGCAATGTAATCGCCACGGCCATCACTGTCGTTTTGCAGGGTGATAACACCAGAGGCAAAGTCAAAGCCATCAAGGCTTGGGTATAAAGATATGATCTTTTCATAAAGTGTCATTATGCTGCCCTCACCATTGCTGCTGAGAATGAGCATTGACCATCCAGCATGTTAGTGCCTGCGCCTGATGCTTGATAAGCATAAATCTCAACATAATCTGTTGACCCATTTAGGTAGGATATATCAGAAATAGTAACACTAGAGTATAACTGGGCGCTTGCACCAACGCCTACAGCATAAACGTCCCCAGATCCGTTTTTGTATATTGAACCAGCTATAGCAGTGAAAAATTGGGATAGAACAGTAGCATTTATTTGGTAATAACCAGCGACAAGTGGTGTAAATCTAAAGTTTGTTGCGTTATCAAAGCTATTGTCTGTGTCAAAAATCTCTGTTTGAAACGAAACTTTAGTCCAAGTATTATTATTAAGTGCTTGGTTCGCCCCCCCTTTACGGGATCTAAAAGCTGGCCCTGCATTCTGGGTAATATTACCAGTCAATACAGATGTAGGAATGCTTGAAGCACTAGTCAGCACCGCCGAACCACCCACATCCATTGGAGCAGCAGAAGTTAAGTCAGGCGTTGTGATACCTGTAGTTCCATTTAATGTAATGCTCATAGTACTAAATACCTCGATCCTGTTGGCACGTTAACTGTAGCACCGCTAGCAATGTTAATAGGGCCAATTGAAAGTGCATTTTTACCATTTGGTATGGAATAAGACGTAGTGACGTTCTGATCGTTCTCAATAAAGACTCGATCAAGGCCACCACCAGAAGCGCCACCCACTGCTACTTTAAAAGCATCGAAGGCAACAACTTCTAGTAAGTCATCCACGGTAGCGCCAACGGTTAGAACTATATCTGAACCGTTAGCAGCGGTGTAGTCTGTACCAGCTTCTAGGTGAACGCCATTAAGGTATACATCAAGAAACCCTGGAGCATACCCGCTTGTGGCAAAAGAAGTTTGCCCAGACGTAGCAGTGAAGCTGTTACGTGTTTGTGTACTTTGTGGTGAGGGGGTAGTCCCGATGTATCCACTCATGTTATTCTCCTTTAAGGCTTAGTAGGCCATACGACTGTTTCTAAGCTTTGATAAGTGTTAGTGATGTCTCGTAGTGCCTGACGATAAGCAGACTGTTCGGCAGTCATGGTCAAGTCAGATGAAGCCCACCAGTCTGTGGCTGCAATCAGACGATCACGTTCCGCCCTGAGT